CCCGATATAGATTCTACTTTTTCGGGGTGTTTAGCAGTCCAATGATTTTCTCCTTGAAATTTTGCTTTAACTTCATTGCGTCTCATCGGATTAGCATCACCGGTAGGGGCGCCGGTGCTGGTATTACTCATGTTCATGCAGTTTGGTTTGTCATAATGTTCGGCGAGATATTCACTTTCTCTTACAATAAGAGTGGTTTCGTTATCAGTAAACTCTAATATTTCTCTAATTACTGAAGATTTATCTTTGATAGATAGAGGCCATCTACCTGAACCGATATACCCATCATCTAAGTTTTCGGTGCTATGCCTACCTATGTAATACTTGCCATTGGTGTGAGTGGTTTTGTAAATAAAGTGTTTCATATCTTTATTTATCATAGTCTGCTGCGTTTGTCAATATTTAGCCAATAGAAAAGGGGACCGAAGCCCCCTTTTCCACCTTGTATAACTTTCTAACAGTTATCACTGTAACGTGATCTATTGGAATGTTAAATTTTGGACCGCAATTTCGCCAACGTAGTCAGCGGCATTACCAAACGACGAGGCCGTGTTAGTAAGCTCAATGTACCCATAACGTGTCATGAATGATACGACCGGCTCGAAAGTGGTCGGATCAAGGACGACGCCAGAACTCATCAACGGAATGTATGGGCAGTAGAACGCAGCAGCGTCAGTTTCAGACGAACCCTTATAACCAACGAGAACTGGTTGAGTGTCTGGAGCATAGCTGTTTACGAATACGCGCATTGCACCATTGAGAGTACCAACGAACTTAGTGTTAGTTGGAGCTTCGAAAGTGCCTTCAGTAGTACGTGCGAATGCTGAAGTAGTTGCTGACTGAAGAACAGTCAACGATGCTGGAGATACAACAGCCCAGTTACCTGCACCACGACGAGTACGTTGTGCGATCAAGTTAGCAACACGATTGATGAGAACTGCGAGAGCAGCATGTTCGTCACCAACGTAAGTAGCTGTACCTGATACAGTTGCTTGGTTGAATGTATATTCAGTTGACGCAAGAGTTGCGAGTGAGAGCAAGATTTCTTGGTCGATTTCAGCAGTGATTTCTTGTGCAAGCGCTGCCATGATTTCTGCTTCAACGTCAATACCATGTTGGGATTGTGCGTCTTGCGCAGCTTCGAAAGTCCAGCGAGCTTGTAGCTTGCGTGACTTTGCTTCAACAGCTTGTCTCAAGATTTGTACGCTGATTTGCTTGCCGCCGTTACCTTCTAGGGTAGCAGTGTCAGCACCAGTGTAGTAGTTAGTTGAAGTTGCACCTGCAGTAACACGCGAGTATGCTTGCGCGATCTTGAATGGTGACAGTGCTTCTTCACCAGCATTTACCGAAGTAGCTGCTGCTGAGTTATCAGTTAAGCTATTTGCATAGCGAACACGAAGTGTATGAATCTGACCAACTGGGCCAGTCATTGGCTGAACGCCGACTAGTTCGTTAGCAATAACAGTAGGCATAACACGACGAATTACTGGAAGAATAACGCGATTTAGAGTTGCGATATTACCAGCAGTAGTAGTACCTGCTGAACTTTCAGCAAGTAGTTGCTTTTTTGTATTCTCAAGCAATACGCCCATAGTTGAGCGGCGATTGCCTTTTAAGCCTTCAAGCAGGGCGTTTCTAGTTTCGTCCCAACGGCTTTCTAAAAGTACTTTTGACATTTGTATATTCTCCTAAACTATGTCTTATTAAAGCCCTGCCAGGCGCTTGATGTCGATCACATTGTCTTTTTCTGACAGATCAACTTCTTGTACTGTATTGGCAGTTTTATTACCAGTCGCTTCTACGATTACAGACTTAGAAGGTTTAGCTTCTGACCCTGTATTGAGAACGGCTGGCAAATACTTATCGAAAGCGCCCTGTAGCTTTGGTGTTTGGACGCTTTCAAGTAAAGTCTTCATCACTTCAGCCTTCTCATTGTTAAGAGTTGACAATAGATTGTCCATTACTCTTTCACGCTGAGTTGATTCTTTAATGATTCGTACTTCACGTTCTTTTGATTCTACGATCTTTGCTGCTTGTTGCAGCTTGACTGTAGCTTCCGAGAGTTGACGATCTTTGGCTGCGAGAGCTTTCATCACCTTGCGAGTTTCAGCCTTATCATTGAGATAAGTGACTGAGAATTCACTTGCGAAGGATTCGAAAATCTTGCGACCGAAGTTGTTTTCTCTAGCAGACTTGATGTCTTCCTTAAGTTGTGATAGTTCACCCTTAAGATGGGTTCCAACAAGAGCGCTCACTTTCTTAGCACTCTCAGAGATAAACTTCTCTTTGAGAGCCTCGAGTTGCTTGCGACCTTCTGCAACGAGTCTGACCTTTGCTTCTACTACTGCTTGTCTATCAATCGAGAACTCTTTGATCTCTCTTGATAGGGCGTGAACGACGAATTGTTCTAGCTTCTTTTGATTTTCCATTTGAATCTTGCGATCATTACGCAATTCACGGATTTCTTCGGCTAACTTAGTAACCATGAAATCATTGAACTTAGTTGCGTTTTCACGAAGCTTCATTTGACTCTGTACGCGGTCTTGGTTCATTGCATCTCTTTCAGCCTTAAATTCTGCAATTTCTTCTGAAAGATGTGTGGTCATCATCTTGTCTAGGGCTTCTACCATAACATTACGGTCGTGTTCGTAACGTTGTGCAAACTCTTCATGTAACTCTGCACGCACTTGAGTACGGGCTTCATTCAACTTAGATTCCCAGGCCTCGTTAAGTTCTCTGCCTACGTCTTCGTTGATAAGACCACTCTCAAGTAATGGTTTTAATGCGTCTAGCATAATATGTGATCCTTTATTATAGCTTTAGATCATTGATGAGGCGTTTTACTTCCTCAGCCAAGTATCTTTGTACTTGTTTGTTGCCTTGAGCATCCTTAGCAATCTCAAGCACTTTATTTCCGTACTTCATGTGCTGAAGTCCTTCATAGATTGCTTTAGGATATGCGTTTGGAGCGCTCGGTTGAGCAACGATATCAACAGTGATTATTTCAAAATCACTGACTCGGCCATCTAGATCGTTAACGTTTCCGCTACCTCTGCTAGATACACCGAGCTTCACACCTGACTCCAACATTGTTCTTACGAGTTGACCCATTGGAGTAGGAAGAATCTTTAGTTTGCCGTAACCATTTGGACCGTCCATATACATATGAGTTATCATATGCGACACACGGTCTAAATTGATTTTTAGATCATCTGGGTGATCCACTTCACCAAGCACAGAATAACCTTCATGCACTTGTTTGTTAAGCGTATCTACGGCTGTTTCAATTTCATTGACGGGGTAAATTCTGCCATTAGCATTCTTTACCCCGCCCTGAATGAAAATCCCTTTCATGTAGAGGGTCTTAAGATCAGTGCCCTCTTCCTTGATGGATTCGACAACCATATTGGCGCGGTCGAATGTCAAATTTTCTCGTAGATAAGCCATTATGCGACCTCTTTTAGTTGGAATGTCCAACCGTTTTTGTTGTTCTTTGCCCAGCTACGTACTACAGGGGCAGTAAAACCGGCTTGTAAAGCTGCATCATGTGATGATACAAATTTTTCTCCATTAGGAGCAGTATAGTATCCTGCAAATCTAGGAGCAGTAGGGCCTTTACGAGATTGCACGATAGAAGAATTCTTTAATCCGTTGCTAATAGCACCACGATGTTGTTCAGATTTAGTAATGCCTTTACGACTATTACTCATCTTGTTCCTAGTGGACATTGCTGCTACTTTTCCAGTAGAAGTAAATTTTCCATCTCCGTTATGTCTATTGTAACTCATTGGATCATTCTTTGCGTTTGCAGAATTAAGTAACTCTGTTTCTGCCTTCATAACTTCTTCTGTGGTTCCAGTCATGAGTATTTCTCTAGTCCAATTATTAGGATCAGAGATGATCATTTCTTTAACCGCTTTACTAGAACAAATGTATCCGTCATCTGGATTGCATCCCGGGGCAGTACGTGAACCCACATACCACTTTCCAGTGGCATTGTGAGTCCAACAATAGAGAAACGGGACTGACTTTGCTAATGCCCGTTTACTCCCTCTGATATACAAAGCCATTTGCTCTCAGATTCCTTATTATCTAATTGGTCTACGAACGGTGCGGCGTGATTCAGCGACTGGACTGTGAGTCTGTGACGCACCGTCCTTCTTTACTGGAGCTGGAGTCTTGTCGAGATTTGCGTTGTTCTTACCTGGAACATTCTTGAACTTTCCTGCGCCTGGTACATCGCCTTCACCCTTAGTGTAGATGTCTTTAGGACCCCTAGGACCAGTTGGGACAGTTTCAGATGAACCAGAGAACTTTACTGGCTTGCTGTCCATTCCTGCTTGTCCTGAGTTGAACGCTGCTGGGCTCTTAGTATATGCACCGTTGTCACCGTGAGTGACAGACACCTTCTGAAGATTGACGTTTTCCATCATCATGTCTTCGTCTATCTCGTCTTCTTCACCACCGAGTTCGCTGTCGTCAAAGTCACCTTCGTCTCCGAAGTCTTCTTCGCCGCCGGCGTCGTTACCCATGATTTCTTCAAACTCTGCCATCAATTGGTCGAGCTTGTCTTCGATGCGGATTACTGCATCTTCAATTTCTTCGTGTTCGGCTTCTTCGTCGCCTTCGTCATGGTCTGCTTCAAGATCGTGGGTGAAATCTTCACCGTCTTCTTCTGCTTCGTCATCAAACTCGATGTCTGACTCGTCTTCTTCCATAACGCCTGATTCTTCTGCGTTGATTTCGTCTAATAGGTCACCAACTTGGCCGCCCATACCTTCTTCCATGTCGTCTTCGGCCATGATTGACTCAAAGATTTCACGTGACTTTTCTACAACGATTTCGTGGAATAGTTCACTGGCTTGCTCTTGATCCTCGTTAACTACGAGATTGATCAGTTGTTCGTACTTTCTGATGTCCATTAATTTGTCTCCTGAATAGAAATGGCTTTGTATATCATACTTATGCAGTGAGACAAAAAAACACCGTATTAAGTAGTCTTTTTTGCGTTTTTGTCGGTGCTATACAAAATAAATATGGAGAAAGATAAATAAAGATGTAGTTCACGGTGCGCTAACACCCAACTACTCTAATGCTATAAGGAGCAATCAGCATGTGTATTTATTGCGGCACTACCAAATACCGTAGAATCTACGAACAACACAACGGACCTATTCCAAAAGAAGAGAATGATCGATCATATGAAATCCATCACATAGACGGTGATCATTCAAATAATGACCCGATAAACTTGAAGTGTGTAACTATTCAATAACATTATGATATTCATTATTCTCAAGGTGACTACGGTGCTTGTTTTTTACTAGGTAAAAAACAAAAAGTTTCACCTGAAAAACTATCCGATTTGAATAGGCTACAGAACTTAACCAGAATACAGAATAATACCCACAACTTGATCAAAAGGGCAGATGGTAGTTCACATGCGTCGGACAGGGTAAAAAACGGAACTCATCATTTCTTAGACAAAGAAGCCGCAAGTCTCAGAGGAAAAAACGAGTAGAAAACGGAACTCATCATTTCTTGAAACAAAACAGGTCACTTGCTTTTGTAGATAAAGTTAATCAACCTGTATATAAATGGAAACACGTAAAAACTGGTGAAATAGAAATTTTAACAGCAAAAGATTTCATGATCAAACATGATTTATCAAAGTATCAAGGGAACATAAGTTGGTTAATAAGTGGTAAACATAAATCGGTTAAAGGTTGGATAGTAATACGAGATTGACGAGTTTCTCCTATTTAAATAGGACAAACGTCTCCTTCATATTCAGGTTTTACGATAACTAGATGCTAGGTGCCCCGGCCGCAGCGTCAGGTTTTGCACCGTACTGATTTCTAACTTTATCCAGATAGAGTTTCTTTTCGTATTGACGGACATCCATCATTCTACGGAGCTTTCTAATCTGCTTTAATGTTAGCTTAGTCTTGCGAGAAGTACGATATACAGGCTTGCTGTTGTCGTCGTTGACATCCTGTAGACCTTGTATAGGTGGATCAAACAATTCAAACAGTATCATAACGTATCCTTTGTTATGTGTTATTTATCTTAGAAGCCGCCGCCCGTAGGTGCAGCGGGTCCGCCAGACACTGCTGACGGTGCAGAAGAAACATCTCCGCCGATAACGGGGCCAACAGCTTCAGGTGATTCAGCTTCTTGTCCTGAGTTTTCAATCTGGTCGGACGTATCCATGTCTGCATCAAAATCTCCAGTAGATATACCAACGTTTCTGAGATCAGAACCTTGAGGTGCCTCTTCGATCTCTTCTTTATTTTCTTCTTCCCAAAGCTTTTCATTCTTCTTGATTTCTTCTTCAGAAAGTCCTAAGAATCTCTCTAGTGCGAAACGCTTTGAGATATAAGGGAATGCTTCCATCGAAGCGAACGTAGAAACACGAGAAGTGTCCATCTCTGCTTGGCGATATGAAGCAAAGTTTTGTGGAGGATTAAACGATATCTGGAACAGACTTGTATCAATATTGAAGCCTCTCCAACGAAGGAACAACTTGAACTCTTCATCCAACTTCAAGCAGATATAGTTCTGTAGTCTTTCGCAATACTGATTGAATCTAAACTCTTGAATCATAGCAGTACCAACACGCCCGTCGTTCATTGGAGTAGAGTTGTCGTCAGGGCCAGTAGGAAGATATGAGCTTGGAACACGAAGACCACGAGCAAGTCTGTTATTGAAGTACTTCAAGTCGTCAATCTCACCGAGATTCTGTCCACCAGGAAGAACTTCAACAGATGAACCACGACCTTCTGCTGTTACAGGGAAGAAGTAGTCTTCGTTCATTGACAGAGGATTGTATGAAGCATCGACGATTGATGATCCACCATATACTGATGGAATTCTACGTTGGTGAATCTCGTTCTTAACACGCTCAACGAATGCCATAGCTAAGTGACTTGGCATGTTACCAACGTCAATCTTAAACATTCTGCGTTCTGGTGCACGTTGCACACGATAGATTAGAACAGCGTCTTCAAGTAGTTCTTTTTGCTTGTATACTTTAAAGATATTTTCTAGAATAGATTGTCCAAATGGCCAGAATCTATCAAGACCTTCAGTCAATGACAGGTGCAGCACATGCTTAGAGTCAATCGCTGATTCCGATTGACCTAGAGTGAATCTTGAGCCAGATGTGTTATAAGGCATTGCAGGAACAGTGTAGGGAGTGTTAGTTCCACCACCGGTTCCACCTAGTCCAGTTGCAGGGTTAGCAGCAAAATCAGTGTTAGTTTTTGTTGCCACTGACAAGTTCTGTAGATTGATGTTGATGTCTTTGATGACATACTGCTCTGGCTTCTTGCCTTCAGATTCATTCACGATGACCTTGATGACCTTAACCATGTCAACCCAGTAAAGCTTAAAGTTTTCCGGGTCACGAACGAATACTTGGTCACCGTATTTGATGACGTTTCTAAAGATTTTGAACATGCGGACATCAAACTCATTTAGTTTACACCACTGTTGTAGTTGCTTACCTAGCAACTCAACTTCGTGTGGTGTCGGGTCATCTTTGAACTCGAATGAGAATGGAGTCTTGTTGTATTCGTTTCGTTGAGTTGAGAACTCTGAGATGATGTCTAAACAAGCATTGATTTCTGCGTCAACATCCATCATCTCGTATTGGTTATAACGTTCGATTCTGTTTGGATGTCCTGTGTAGACTTCTGGAAGTCTTGACATGTAGTTCTTGTAACCAAACTCAGTATTATTCCAACCACCCGTTGGGCTACCGTTCTGACCCGGAGAGCCATTCCATGATCCTGTAGTACTATTAGCGCCCGAGATAGGACTCGAAACGCCGCTCTTATTTAGGAATCTTTTCTTATAACCTGCCATTTGAACCAGTTCTCTTAATATAATATTTAGTGCTACGCCATTGAATGGCGTAATAACTTAGTCTGCGTTCCATGACTATTTTCAAGAACAGAGATCACTGTATCTAACTTTTGTGCCATCATAGAGAACATTTCTACAGTCATACCAGCTGATGCTGCTGAAGCTCCTGGTGCTCCGGGTTTTCCGCTAATAATATTTTCCATCGAATGTACTTCTGATGTCGGAGTCTTTGCTAGTTTTGCGAGAATTGAGTCTTGGCCCATCGGCGCGACCAGCTCACCGCCGTGCAATGTAGCCGGATATCCGGCTGCCGGGCCATCAAACATTCCACCGTATTTAGCCTGAAGTTTTCCTTGTCGTAGTAATCCGATATCATCTTGTGCGCGTCTTCCTACTTGTTTTGCCCACTTGCTAGAAGCAAGTTGGTCCGCAGCACCTTCCACGTCACCGGCTGATATCGCTGCGGTAAAATGAGGCCATTTCTTGTACCAAGAAGGACCCATGTTATATGTGAGATCCGCTAGTACTGCTTGACCTTTTTCGTTTAACTTGTTATAACCCGGTATACCGGAGGCAGCTTGCTGATGTTTGCTGAAATCTTGTTGATAAAGTTTCATCACTTCATCTTTTGAGAACTCTCTATTCCATTCAGGAGGAAGGGTACTCCCATCACCTATCAGGTGACCTACCCCAATAGTCCATTTTCCAAGAGAATCTTTATACGGCCTTGTTCTAACTCCTTCATGTCCGGCAATCAAGTTCATTACCCAGCTGCCCATAGAGCCTAAGGCACCCATTGCAGATTTTCCAGCTTTTCCTAAGAAACTTCCAGCTGCGCCCAACGCGCCGCCAGCTGCATGACCAGCTGCGCCTAACGCACCTCCTACTGCACCCACTGCCCCGGCGCCAAGCGCCGCTCCTGCTCCCATGGCGCCGCCTATTCCTCCTCCGCCGCCTCCGCC